AAGTTTTCGTAACTATAAGTCGACGGTTCTGTCGTGTCTACAAATTTACTTGCTCCTATTTCTTTAGTTTTAAAACTAACAGTAACAAAAATAGTCTTAGCGCCAAAACTAACCGATTGAATGGCTTCTCCTAATTCATTTATTTTTCTGGTAGCAATAGACCTATTATTACCTATAGTCCTCACTATGTTTAAACAATTCAAAAAAGGCGATAAATCAACGCCTTTATAACTAAAATTTGCCAATTATATCAAACCTTTCATTCTATTATTCATTATTTCTTTTTGTTTTTGGTATTCTGTGAAGTTGTCTCCAGCTGTTCGAGCTAATTCTTTACCATTCACAGTCACTACAACGTCTCTATTAGCAAAATCTCTAATAGCTAAAACCGCATCTTTCAATGCGACAAATCTATCATCTTCTAATTTTCTTGCTGAGTCATTTAGTCCGCCAAAACTTGCATAATGAGTCACGTCAAAACTACTTTGTAAACCTTCCGTAATTTCCGATATGTTGATATCTTTAAGTTTATTCAATCCGTTTTGAAACTCCTCAGAAATACGACTAGCCATACTAGAAACATTTTTCTTGACTGGTTCAAAGCTATCTGTAAGAGATTTATTAAAACCTCCCATTATAGCTCTACCCGCTGGAATAAGTAATGTTCTATCGTAACTTATTGGCCCTTTATGCTCTTGAATCCATCCAGCGATACCACCGACAAAATTTTTGACTTTTTCAAAAGCTGAGGTCAATCCATTTAAAAATCCATCCATTATAGCTCTACCAGCTGCTCCTAAGTTAATATTAGCAAGGGAATTAAGAATGTTTTTTATACGGTTAACTACACTAGAAACGACTTCTTTCGCAGCATTAATAGCTGTTGAAATACCGTTTTTCATCGCATTAAATGCTAGTATAGCGACACTTTTTGCTGTATTAATTTTAGATGATATCTCGTTTCCAATAGCACTCATTCCAGCAGCTACTACGTTAACCAAAAATTTTAGCGTCACAGAAAATATACCTTTTATAGCACTCCATCCAGCAGAAAAAACTGATACGAAAACACCCAGCATACTTACAAATAAACTAGCTAAAAACGTCAGACCCCCAATTATTATGTTTTTTATACCTTCCCAAATTGCTCCTACTCCAGATTTGATAGCAGTCCACGCTGCATTCCAATCACCATTTATAATTGCTAATATCACTTTTATAGTGGTGTTGATGACAGACATGCCAACTTGTACCACGCCTGTTATAACCAGAAACAAACCACTTAGAGCTTCAACAAGCGCACTCCAAGCTAACTTTAAACCGCCAATAAAAGTAGCGCTGTTAGCCTGTATGAAAGTGAAAATTGATAATATTAGTTGTTTCAACGTTTCGATTAGCGGGGTGACTGCTTCAACCATTGCTTTCCACCCAGAAATAATTGTATTTCTAAATGTCTCAGATGTATTCCAAGCAACGACAAGTATTGCTATAAAAGCTCCGATTGCTGCAACAACTAAAATTACAGGTCCTGAAATTATTGAAAAGATTCCTGCTATTGCCGTGAACGCTGTAGAAACTCCTTCTAAAGAAGCAGTTACTTGACCAATAAAAATAATTACTGTTCCAAAAATGACCAAAAGAGGCCCAAGAGCTGCGCCAATACCTCCAATAATAACTGCCAGCTTTTGCCCAGCAGGAGATAACTTGTTGAACCAATCTATGACTGCTTGGATTTTACCAATAACTCCTTGCAACAATGGATTTAATATACCACCGATTGTAATGCCGGCTGTTTCTAAAGAACCTTTGAGCTGTTCAATTGTTCCTTTAAGACCGCTATTCATAGTGTTTGCCATTTTGTCAGCAGCACCTTTTGAATTTTTCAACCCTTCGGTTAATTTAGATAACTCGCCTGGGGTAGCGTTAATTAAAGCAAGCATCCCTGACAGAGACTCTTTACCAAATAAAATTGATAAAGCTGCAGATTTTTGTTGATCTGTCAATCCAGACATTTTTTCTCTTAGTTGTCCTGTTATTTCTGTCAAAGAACGCATCTTCCCATTCGTATCAAAAAAAGACAATCCGAGACCATCAATAACAGCTTGCATTTGGTCTGTCGGTTTTGCTAATCTGGTGATAGCTGTTCTAAGAGTTGTACCAGCTTGAGAGCCTTTTATACCAGCGTTTGACATAATACCTATTGCTGCTGCGGTTTCTTCCATAGAAATTCCCATAGCTCCTGCAACTGGTCCTGCGTATTTTAACGCTTCCGCCATGTCTGCAACCTCTGAGTTTGTATCTGCTGCAGCTTTTGCGAACACATCGGCTACATGAGTGGCTTCACTTGCGTTCAAGCTAAACATATTTACCGCAGTCGCTGCCGCTTCTGAGGCAAGAGCTAGATCTCCACCAGATGCTGCAGCCAAAGACATTACTCCGGGTGAAGCTGCTAAGATTTGATTTGCGTTAAATCCTGCTGATGCCATCATTTCTTGACCTTGTGCAACTTCCTTAGCACTAAAAACAGACGATGCCCCAAGATCAATAGCTTGTTTTCTTAACTTTTCAAAATCTGCCCCGGTAGCTCCAGAGATTGCTTTTACTCTGTTCATTTGAGATTCAAAATCTCCAAATGTTTTTGCAGCAGCGACTCCTAACCCAACTATTGGAAGTGTGACGTATTTTGAAAGGCTACGCCCAACACTTTGCATCCCTTGACCTACCATAGTCGTATATTCGCCGATTTTCCCAAGCGTAGATATGTTGCTATCTTTTATTGATTTTATTTTATCAATAGTAGCTTGTGCAGCAGATTGAACTTTGTTCATAGTGCTTGTAAAATTAGTATCTGTTGCTTTTAAAATCGCTTGTACTGTGTACGATCGATTAGACATTAATACCTCCTTTCTCTCTCAACTCTTTTACCCTTTTAGCTCTATTAACAATAGTTTTATCCAATTGTTTGGGTTTATCACCTAACAATTTTCTCTTCCGCTCATCGTAATCATAAAAATCTTTAAAATCTTTATAAATATACTCACCACTTTGGTTGGTGGCTTCTGCGTTTCTTTTTATAAAAGCGCTAAGATAGATATTTCTTTCGGTCTCTAAATGCTTGATTAAATACCCTTTCATCCTAAGATTGTATTCTCTGACAGTCATATTCCTAGCGACATCATAGTCAGTTACATTCAGTAACCCGAAAATGTTAGCTATTATTTCGTTGTACGTTTCTAGAGAATTTTTTTCGTTCTCTTTGTTGCCGTTTGCAGACTCAATTTTTAGTTCATGCTTTTTAGTAATTGTTTCACTTGTGCTTTCGATAGTGGCGCTTTCTTCAAACTCGTTAAAAAACCTTCAAAAACCTCTTCAAGCTTATTGTCTTCCGCTTGTTTAATTGCCCATTTTTCGATTTCTTCCTTGCTTGGAATGCTATTCAAAGTGTGTGTTGCTGACAAGATAATATCTTCTAGAATTAGGGGGTTTTTGATAGATAATTGTAATGTTGCTGTTTGGATACCTGTTCCAAATTTAAAACCGTTGTTTTCAACGAAATGCCTCTTGTCCATCTCACGGATGAAGTCAAACCCAAAGTTTAATGGGTAAGTTTTTCCTGCGATTGTAATTTCTTTCATTTTTGATTTTCTCTCCTTAAAAAAATAACAAGGGTAAAAACCCTTGTTTTAAAAATTAATTGCCTTGTGTTAGATTAACTACTTGCTTCTACATGAGAAACAGTATCGCCGTTTGTTTCAGTGACGTCTTTAAACACATATTGAATAGCCTTGATTTGCTCTTTGGTGAGGGTAGCTTTACCTTTGACAGGTTTTCCATCAATAGCCATTTCTGTGGAAATTTCAGATAATTCTTCAACATTTGAAGGGACTTCCCACGAACCTAATCGACCTATTGCGTACTCTGCATCATATTTATTGTCTGAATTGTTGTTGCTATTTAAGTCAATATCCCAGACCTCAATCTGCTTGCCATCTAAAACGGCATTTTTTAATGTTGTGTTCAATTCGTCGCGACTAGCAACCCCTTTGATTTCTAAGGTGACTTCTAGTCCTTTGTCAGAATTTATAGCACCATCTTTTGTGATCTTAGCATCTGTTTTTCTACTAAATTTCCACTTATGTTCCGTCTGAAAAGATAATTTAGCCGCAGCCTTCTTTTCCCCCAAAACACGAAACATCAAAATATTATCTTTACCATAAACTGGTGAACTTGTTACCATGCTTCCTCCTATATAAAACTAAAATACATGTTCAAAATGCCACGATATAAATTCTCGTTAGTACTATTATCTTTTAAGATTTCGGTATCACTATCATCTATAATCATGGACCATCTTCTATTTTCTATTTGGTTTATTTCACTGACCGCCTGCATAATTCGAGCAACTATATCACTTATCAATTTTCTGTCCATGCCGTCTCCCCAGACGTTTATCGTTGTTGAGCACTTGCCGATTAATTGGGTTTTTGTCGCTCTCGGCATTATATGAGTGTCTCCCATCACAACAAAAGGGTATTTTGTACCCAACGGTGGAAGGAAATCGTAAACAGTCAATCCTATATCAGTGAGTCTTTTAAAAATCTCATCAAACAATTGTTGATCCGGTTGTTTCATCATTCAACCCTCGCTAAATCTTTAATGAAGTTGTCAATGACACTATCAAGAGCTGGCTTCATAAACGGTTGCTCCTCCATTAATCGTGTACCTGTTTCCAAGTAACCGGAATAATTTGTCCCAGCCTTCACTTTAGCAACTGTACTTTGATTACTAAACTCTAATTTAATAGACCTTCTAGTAGCTCCTGTAGGTTTAACAAAAACACGCCCTTTGCCTTTTTGCCACTCATAATGCCCATTAAATACAGCTTTATCAATAGCCTTTGAGTGCATTTTAGTTCCGTGTTTTCTGACAGCTTTGCGCTTGTTTTCAAAAGTAACTTCTTTTTTTAACGCAGATAGCAACTCATGTTCCCCTTCCAATGTTAAGTTAATCATTAACAATCTCCTCAACGTATAAAGCTTTATTTCTGCTCGTTACAACACGATAAGCTTTATCTTTGATTAAAACCCTATCCACCTTCTTAACGCTGTGACGTAGCCTTACAATGCGTCTATCAAGGTCTAACTTCTCGTCTAACAGATTAGATAGTTCTATACCTTGCTCCGAGATGTTACACGGAACGACATCTTTTTTAACTTCTCCTCCAACACGTTTCCCAAGAGTTGGATCATATCGAGGTTCACCGTTAGCTTTAATTAAAAGAGTAACTCTATCGTTATATCTCATAAAAAATAAAGTCCACCTTTTTTAGATTTTTGATTTGAAATATTAAGCTTACTTTTAATCATTAAATCATACGGTTCAAACTCGTTTAAAAAGTCGTAATAAGTGATAGCTCTTCCTTCCACGGACTCAGACTTAGCCCGTTCAGCACCTCGCCTGTTATAGCGAGCAATCAAACAATCTTCAAGGACAAATGAAAAGGCACTATCTATCTCATTAGTGCCATACTCTGCTGAAAAGTGGTCAGTAATCCTTTTTAGCAACATTTCCAATAGTTTGTCTTGTAATGTATCGTTGATATCTAAATCAAGCTTTACATTATTAATGATTGTTTGCGTGTTTATCTTTTCCATAAACACCTCCAAAAATTAATCGGTGTGAGATTCTAAAAGCTCTAGCAATTCCGCTTTTTTAGCTTTAGAATCGTAATTAACACCTAGTTCATCAAGTTCACGCTTTAGCTCGTCAACTTTTAAATTGCTAAAGTTTGTTGACTGTGTGTCAGTAGCTTTTAAAACACCTTTCCCAGTCAAAAACTCAACTCTAGCACCGTTATACTCTTCACCGACTTTATAAATAAAACCAGTCTCTTTATCTCTAAAAGCTTCAATTACTAGAGCCACGATTACCTCCTTTTATAATGATACTTCCGAACTTGTTACAATCTGTACTTCATCTAAGCGCTCGAATGATGGTAGAGCAATCATAGAAACCTTAGTCTGTACGTTAACAGGATCAGTAGTCTTAGTAGTTGTAACAGCAATACCTGTCTCTACAAGAGATACCTGTGCATCTGTTGCTTGACCTCCCATGAGGTCAGACTGTTCAGGAGTTGTCCCAAATACTGTATAGCCAAGATTTCCGTTAGGTACAAGTGTAACTACGCCATCAGGGAAATACTTCTTGCTTTCACCTGCGTCGTTAACGAACACACCATCTTTAAGTAAGATGTTTAATCCCAATTCTTCAGAAAGATAAGATTTTAATTCTGCTTTAGTAACAATTGAGCCTTCTGGTGCAAGTGGTTTAATTACTTTTACGGTTGCTTTTGCATTTTTGATATAGCCAAAAGTTTTTGAGTTTAAGACAATAGCTTCAGGAACGTGACCACGCTCTGTTACTGTTTCAATAGCTTTCTCAATGTCGGCAAGAGGGTTAGCAGTTTCTTTATTTGACCATTCTTGTGAACTTTTAGTCGTTTGAGTTACAGCTAATCCATAATCGATATCTTTCATAACACCGTTTGAATTGATGTGGATTTTACCACTTGACAACACTTCCATGCGCATAGCTTCAAGACGTGCTTTAGCACCAGCGATTAGAGTAGTTTCATCATTAAAGATTGTTGATAACACTGTGTCAATAAGTTCTTGATTTTTAGTTTGTGCTAAAACGTTAAGTTGTTGACGGTCAGCCTCTTTTACAAACATACCTTCTTTGAAGTAAGGCATTTCTTCGTCTAACAAGTCTACAGACATGCGGTCACGAAGTGGAACTTTAGTGTCAAACGCCGCCGCTTTGATACTAACTGGTTTGCCAGCTGCTCCTTTGATAAAGGATAACTTAAGACCAAGTTGTTGTTTAGATGGGAAAGCTTTTTCTCCCAAAGACAAGTCAACGTTTGCTTGTTGTTTATCATAAAATCCTTTGATGTTAGCAGATGTTACAACGTCATAAATTAATGCCATTATTTAGTTCCTCCTTTTACAAATACAATGTGTGGTAATTTAGTAGCTAATTTTGATGGATCTTTAGCCAAAGCAGAGTCTGCCAACTTATCAGAATTTACTGTGCCACGATAAACAAGAGGACCCGCAGCATTGCCTTTAGATAAGTCAACATCTGTCAACAAAATGCCATCGATATGAGCTTCACCATCTACTTCACTGTTTTGAACTGGTTTTACTTTTTTAGTACGATCTTTAAAAACAGACTCATCAATCCCTGCTAAAACTGTTCCAGCAGATGCCAGTCCATTACCAAATTTACTTGCATCTAAAGTCACAGAAATCGCTTCGTATGGCAAGTTATGTAAAATCTCTTTTGATGTTTTTACTGTACGTTTATTCATTTTTTCCTCCTAAAATAGTTTGGTGTTAACTTTTCCAGCTCGTTCTGCTAAGCTTGCACCAAAATTTGATTGAGTTGTAATAGAGCCACTTCCGATTGAAGGGGTGGCTTGTCGTGCCAATGATTTGCGATCATCAGCGATTGCTTTAGCAAATGCGCTAGCTAGCTTAGTGACATTTGCTTTTGTTTGCTCTGCATCTAAAGTTACTGCAAGACTAAGAACATCATCATCAACATTAATATCAGCCTCTGAAAACATTTTACGAGCAACTGCTGTTAGTTCGTTGCGTGTCTTATCATCTTTTAGTTGTTGCAACTCTTCTAACAATTTCTGTGTTTCGTAGTTAGCTTTTTCTTCGCTGTTCATCTTTGCTAATTTTTTAGCTTCGTCTTGCTCTGCTTTAAATTGCTCCTGAGCGTCTTTGTGAGCTTTTGCAACTGCACGATTAACATTCTGTTGTATCATTTCAGTTACTTCCGCTTGTGTAAAAGTCTTCTCTGATGTAGCTTCCGCTTTAACTTCTTCTTGAGTTTCGACTTCCTCTTGTGTTGCTTCGTCTACTACACCATTGTTAACTAAATCTGCCATGAGGCGCCTCCTGTTTAAAGTCATGTCTGACTATTAAATCTTGCACAGTTTATAGCCGTAAGCACGTTTTGGGCATAATAAAAACCAGCCTCAACTGGATTTGTGACTATTTATTTTTCCATTTTTTCTTTGAGTGTTTTTTGATACGACTAAGCTCGTTGTTAGTCGCTTGTGCGTTATGCTCTACAATTTTTTCAAGTTGTTCAATCCGTTCGTGTTGTTTGCTTAATTCTTTAAAAAAAATTCGTTTTCTACAATAAGTGAAGCTATGTAGCGTTCGATTTTGCGTTTTTTCTTAATGCGTTTGTTCATTTTTTACCTTTCTTATGTTCGATATCTTCACCAATAACTGCACAACGACAATGTGGGTGAAATGGCGGTGCTGTATTGCCTGTATCCCATTTTTCCATAGGATACGGACCGTCACTTGCTATTCCTTTACAAATAGAACAGGCGGAGGGCTCTGGCAATATCTCAAAACCATTAAACCCGTTGTCTTCTATTGACATTTTGCTAACTTCCATTTGTACCCTTGCATGTTCTGTGATTGCTAGACGTCTAGCATAGCTATCTGATACCCCAAACTCTTTTTTTAGCTTATTAGACAACTTAATGGCGTTATCGCCTTTTGTTATAGCTTTATAAACTTCCTCTTTTACTATTTTTCTAAGGTCGTCTTGCCTTTGCCAAATATTTTCACTCCACGTTGCGCCTTTGAAATTTGTATTTATGGTTACTTTAGCTAGCTTTTTAATGTCATTTTGACTAGAAACAGATGTTCCAAGTAAGCCAGACTGAAATTTCAACTCTTCTTCAAAACCATCTTCAAGGAATTTTTTTGTCGCTTTGTATTCATCTTCCGATAAGCTTTGCATCGCTAAATCAATATTTAATTGCAAAAGCTCTAAAGCGTTAACTTTCATCTTTAAATTATAAACAGCCATGTCTATATTTTCTTGATGCGTAAAATTAGCTTTAGTGACTTTAATTCCCTCTTTGCGCATTTCGTTAGCCCTTGCAACTAATTCTTTTGCCTTTTTCTGATAAGCGTTGATATCAACGTCAGAGACAGCTTTTTTAGCGAGCTTTAAGTCTATTGCCTCTTTATCTGCATAGCGTTGATAAAAAGATTCAATTTCTTTTTCTATCTCACGGAAGTGGTAGTCGTGTATTTGTTTCATGGATTTTCCTAAACTGGCATCTTTTTTGTCTTTGGCTTCCATCTCTTTTTTAACACGTTTACGCCAATAACTTTTACCTTCCTTAGTGTGCATGTCCATGAGCTAACTCCTTGTCTGACATACGTGTTTGAGCTTCTAGTTTTTGAGCTAGCAAACTGCCCGACTGCGATTCTTGCATGATTTTATCTTCTTCTTCGTCTGGATCATCAACAATACCAGTGACAAACATCTTAGTTTTGTTGGATAGTTCTCCACCAAGCGCTTTAAAATCATTTATTTTTTCTTGGTCTGATTTAGGTAAGTTTGGAGTAAAGATTATTTTTAGCTTACTGATATCAAAATCTTTAATCTCACTTAAAAACTCACTAACATGAGCAATAAGCTTATATCTACGTTTCAACGACTGCTCAAATAACGCTTGTAAATCCACACGCTCTTGGTCTAGTCCGAAAACTTTCCACTTGAGGGCTTCTCCTGACTGATTACCGGCAAACTTATTGTCTGTCATGTCCGGCGTGTTAGTAAATCTGTGGATATCCTCTGCTATTCTGTTTTTATAAGCCTCGGTCCCTTGTACGTCATATTTTTTATACAAATACTTAGCGTCAACAGAACCTTCACGTCCTTCGCCATCAACGGGTGGCTCTAGGTTTAACAGTCTAGCTTTTCGCATAGTTCTCAAATATTCAATAGCTTTTTCTGGCGTGTTTACGTATTCTGGAAACGATACACGACCAATGATCGCTAAGATAGCGTCTGACAAATCTTGCATGTAGTTAGCAGTGTCTGATTGCGCAGAATCGTATAAATCAATCAAAGATAATTCTGTTTCGTAATCACCCAAACCATCATCTGTATTCAGATATTCCGTGATAGGGACAGCACCAAAAGCGTGCGGTTGTCTACCTGTTTCTGTTAATTCTCCGTCAAATTCAAAAAAGATAACTTCTGAACTTGTATAAACTTCTACTATCTTGTCTGTTTTATCTATTTGACTTTTGTTGTAGTATCGTACACCAATAAGACTATCTTTATCAACGTCATTTTTATAGATAATAAATGTCTCTCTTGGGTCTAGTCGTATCACTTTTGTTTTGTCGTCTGCACTACGATAAGCAAGTTCATAAGCACGACCAACTTTAGATAAGTCTTTTATAAGTTGTCTATTTAATTGATGAAAGTTGTTCTTTTTTGCTAACTCTTTTAAAAGTTCGTTGTTAACTTCATCGTCATACTCAACACGTATTGGATTACCAACAAGATACCCCTGTTTAAACGTTGATATATACTTGCCATAATTGTGTATAGCACGAACATCAGCCATATCTTCATCTTGTCTACGACCAGACTTAGACACTTCGTGATTGTTTCCTTCTGCATAATCCAATAACTCTTGTATACGTGGCTTTTGAATGCTCTCGTGGTGTTTTAAGTATTCAAGTAATATTTTATAGTTGTCGTCAAACAAAGCGCTTATATCGCTTATCTGATACCTCATTCTCGACTCACGATGAAAGCGTAGCTCTAAAAATTTATGATTTCCAGTTGAGTCAATAAAATCTTCTATATATGCCATCATTTCTCCTATTTAGTTTTTTAGACCTTGATAAAGTACGTTGAAATTGTTTGTTTTACTTATGTTATCTTCTCTATGCTGTGAATAGAGGGCATATCTGACAGCATCTAGCACGTCATCATATTCTTTTAGCGGCTCGTCTTTTGTACTGTTAGGTTTCCATTTGTATTGATATATCTCATCAAAAAAACGAGGAATACACCCTCGCTTGATAAATAACCTTTTATCCTTGAATGATTTCGCTATATATTCAATGCCTGCAACAACTTCTTTACGTCCATTTCTTGCTTTAATACGCTCTCTTTTAAAGCGAGCAACGTGTTCTGGTCTCGCACTATCTGCCCAGAATGTAACATTCCCATAGATTTGTATAAACTCTTTGGCTCTAGTTACCCACCAATCTATTTCTTTATATTGCTCTGCAATACCATCAACTAAGTAATAATTTCCATTATTGTCCTCTCCGATAATCACAATTGAACCATAGTGATCATATCCCCAGTCGACACCGGCAAAAAAGCGTGTCATTTTTGGCAATTCTTCGACTTCGTGAACAGCTTTGTCATAATCTGAATAGATAGCGCCCTCAGCAACTGTCCATTTGCCTAAAATGTCACGGTCATAAAACTTCCCACTAGGCGTTGCGCTTTTTATCGACTCAATGTAACGCTTAGATAGAAAAGTGTTATCATCTAACTTAAAACTAAAATCGATAATGCCATCTCTGTTTTTACCGATGTAGTCAGTGTTTAGCCAATGATTAGGATTATCTGGGTTTGAGTCCCATACAATTCTAGCACCATCACCAGAACAACGAGAAATTATTTCCTTAAACACAACCTCATTAGCTAGTGATGCCTCATTAACATAAGCTCCAAATGATGTAAAACCTCTAGCTCTTTTTAACCCACTAATAGACCCCGTATATACTTGCACAACCTTAACGCCACAAAATGTAAAAGATCCATGTTTGTCATATTTAGGCTCAAAGCCATATTTATTATAAAGCTCCTGTAACACGTTGTTTTGGATAGAAGTAGATGATGTCCCAGCTAAAATATAGATAGGTTCATCTATTTTTAAGTCATCTGCAATCTTACGAACACGATATAACTCTGTTACAAAAGTATCGTTGTTAACAACAGTTTTTCCAGCACGCTTTGCTCCATGAAGTCCGCAGATAAACCAATCGTTATTCCAAATGTAATCAAGAACTTGCAATTGCTTTCTTGTGTATAACTTACTCAACTCCATCTGAAATAGCTCCTTTGACCATATTCAAGAAATTGGCTATTTTCTCATCTTGTCCTTCATCTCCGCCAATTTGAGACTTCAACTTCTCAATTTCAAGGTTGATCTTTTTGAGTTCTAGGTTTGTTGGGTAACGTTTCATCAATTCGCTTCCTGCTTTTATAACCTCTGCTATTGATGGTTGCTTCTCTATCGTTACAAATTCACCAGTAATCTGATTAAGTTCCGTTACTTCTTCAGTTAATTCCTGTCTAAGAATTTGTGTAAACACTCTAAGAACTTCATCAGCTGTTGCTATCGAACTCTTTTCTAAGACTTTCATGCGACTCTGTATAGCTTGCTTTATTTCAAGTTTTTTCAAGTTTTGCTCGCCAATTTGACCAGCGGTTTTTTTACTATACCCCGCTTTTATCGCTGCATCAGTCGCATTCCCGCAGATGATGTACTCATCTATAAATTTTTGTTGTTTTAGTGTTAATTTACCTATTTTCCATCACCTCCTTCGTGACATAATAAAAAGCCACCACAATTGGTGACTGAGTGTTTATTTATTCGGACGACTAACACTAAACGCCTCTTCACGCTTGTCTCGTCAAGTAACGTGCCCTAAACGCTATCTGTTATCGCATGATAGTTGCGCTGTTGTTTCCGTACAACAGTTAAACGACGTTTTCCACCACTAAGACTATAACTTAATGCGTGTTTTTAGCAAACGCAGCTACAGGAACAGTCGGAATCGAACCGACACATCTTCTTCTGGCTCTTCGCAAAGAGTTTTCGGACTTAGCTAACGTCCCGAAGCAAGGCGCTACCTCTACCGTTTTCCAATCACGGTTCATGTTCCTAACGGTTTAGTCTTACTTGGCGCAAAGGTCCCCGTAGAGATACCAGTGCTTATTTTTAAAGTAAGCCTATAGACCCATCACGAATCGAACGTGATTAATACCATAAGGTCTACACAAAAACGGTTATAACTCCGCTCTATGTCCCACGCCCGCTGTATTGCTCTAGTGGCTGAAATAACCACTACTGAGACGACAGGATTCGAACCTGTACGTCCCACATACATAAAATAGCAAGTTTGATAGTAGTTAAAGTTGACGACTAAATAAATAGTCAGTTGGTAAATGATTATCTCTTCTTGCTATTTTGATAATACTATATTAACACATATTTTTATGTATAAACTATTGTATTACTGTATAAAAACTAGTCAAAAACTCCTTGCTCTACAATCAAAGAGCCCTCCCTATAAAGCTCTGCAAAAGCTAATAATGCAGCATCTAGCGTGTCATAATAAAAGCTCTCTGACATACATAATTCTGTATAAATAACCTTATCTGCATTCTTGTAAGGAGATAAGTATTTGTCATACAAAATCCTGCGCTTTTCTGGCTCTAGTATCATACTAACCGATTGCTCAATTGCTTCTAATTCTTGTTCCGCTGACACACGATTGAGTGCTAAGCGTTCAACCGGCTTACTAGGGGTTCCATGTGATTGTCTAGGTTCAAAGGAATAAGTGGCTGTCACTTTTTGAGTATCTACATCATTAGCGATCCTACGCCAGCGTGGATACTCTCTTAGTTTTCGCTTAGCGTTTGATTTAGTTTTTTGTATATTAATTTCTGGAAAAAACGTCATGAAAGCTCCTCGTATGATATAATAGTTGTACGAATATATACCGAATGGCGCTTTCACGAGCGCTTTTTTATTGTTCTCCTTTCCTTTTTCTGCTGACTGTTTTTTTGTGTTGTTAAATGTCGAGTATTAAATTTTTAGTTTTGTGTCAGCACTATATTTTCAGCTTTGTGCTTGTATAATCATCTGTGAGCGATAACAGACTTTAGATTTTTTATGAAAAAAATGTCGGAGGATATTTCCCTTTCTAAAAATTTCGCTCTATAACTACGTAACGATTATTCCACGCTACGCAGCTGAATACTTACAGAAAGCTTCTAGGGTAAGTTTAACGAGTATTCCAGCTCGTAGACCCACAGAGCCATTGCAGGCTCTTAGGCGCTTGCGTGGGACTTTAATTTGCTTCTGTGTTTAATAGTTTAAAATGCCAAGTTTCATATTCACCATGATAAACGAAGCTTATAGAGTCTGCGTCAACGATCTTATCGCATACAACATATGCTAAATCAGTATTTTTTAAATAATCTTTTTCACCATATTTAACAATAGCAATATCATGTTTTTCACCACTTCTAAAATAATAGCCAGAGGACAAATTATATTTGTCATTGTTAAAGTCATTTGCATATTTTTTTGATATAAAAATTGTTTTTTCTTTCATAATTTAATCTTTCCCCATAAACTAAGCATTTTCGCTTTAGCTTCAACAGTACCACTCGAAGACTCTGTAATTTCTTCTAACTCGTAAAAATGAACTTTTTTATTATGGAAAGTAATCATTATTTTTTTGTTCTGTTTTTCCATAGAGTTGAGAAATTTAACGGCTTCAAATAATTTTTTTAAATATGTCATCTCAACTCCTCCAAACTCACCCATCTAAACTGCGGAAACTGTTCTGCTTCTTTGCGTGTGCATTTGTGTGCATATTCGGTGTTGACTGTGTATACTGGTAATCCGTCCCGATTATTTCCTACATAATACGCACGTTTGGGATTTACCAACACTCCTAATTCTTCATTCATTCTGTTACCTCAAGATATTACATAAACAAAGTCACTATCCAAAGCAATAACAATACGACTAGCGGAGAAATAAACGCTCTTGCAATCACTGTAGCAAAATCTTCATCCGTATTTTTTTTAGAAGCAAAAGGACTAACTAACACATTGATCCCTACAGCTTGCGGTAAATTGATAGATGGTACACCATCGATTGTTGATAAAATGTTATTCCAACCGTATTTAATAACAAATCCAGATAATACTAAGCCAAATGGCAATAGAACTAAAAGTATAATAAAGTTCTTTTTAGCATCATTTTTATTTTTATCATAATTCATAATCTTATTTAACTCTCTTTCATTCATTTTCTACATCTTTTCTAAACTGCCAAGCCCAGTCAAAGTCTTTGCGGATTTCGGATTCGGTGACGTTTCTAATATTTTTGTATTCCTCTAATTGATCTTCATATGCTTCAATTAATTTTAGTTTCTTGTTTACCTTTACTAAAATTATTTTTAAATCACTATTCGGATTTGGTATCTCAACCGTATACAGCTTCTCTTTTTCGATTGTGTAGCCATGCATCCAAGCACTAATAAAATCATTGTGGTGGTCAATAGCCCAAAGCCACACATCATGATAATAGCCACCTCGGTTATCAGAGGTGAGATTATCGTACATATCTATTGCAGACGCATCCGAAAATGATTTTTTATGTTCCTCAATCCAATCAGCCACAAACTGTGGCACTTCTGGTTTTGGTTGAATGAGTTGGTCGAGTAATACTTTTACAATATGTGTTTTCACTACTGGAATGTCGCCGACACCACCTTTACCAATAGACTGTTTGTCTATCAATTTCTTCGCTTCTTCAATATTCATTTTCTACCTCGCTTAACTTCTTCAACAATTTCAATTGCTACACCTATTGCAGCCATATAACCAGCGTAGCTTTCTTGTCCGTAGTTATCCAGATCATTGTCAAATTCTTTATTAAGTCTTTTTAAAATTTCGTCAATCATACCCTATCCCCCATTTCCAGTCAGCTCAGCAATCCGTTTTGTCTGTCTAGCTCTATCATCACTAGCACGTTTAAGTTGCTTTTGTGTCCTGCGTAATGCAGTCAAGTATTTCTTATTCTTCAATCATCCTTCTAACCTTTCTAGTAATTCTGGATTTTCGTGTATATTTCCGATATTTTCGATTTCCCGAATTTCGTCTGGACACCCGTCTTTGTAGTTGTAAAATGGATCGTGTGTATCTGCTTTATCAACTATGTTCCAACCAAAATCTACAAATTTTACTTGTCCTACGTACTCAGACAAAGAGTCGTTAAAAAGTCTGCAACACTTAACGATATCCCCATCAAACACCTCAATGCCGTTTTTATCTTTTAGGCCTGTTGATTGCATTAACACAGCTTCCTCGAAAGGGATATATCTACGGACAACTTTCCGATAAAAGGTGTATATTTTGTTATCGACGTAATCTATTGCTTCAACCACGCCCATAGCTTGCGTTACTTTATCCCACACTCTAAATTTTGGTATCATCCTTAACCTCCAACCAAACCGCTAACATCACGCAATAATTAGCCATGTCGTTTAACGTGTCTGACAGGCTTTCTGAGACGTTTTGTTTATTTTTGATAAGATTACACACCCGATTGTATTTATCGCCTATACGGACGATTCCAGCGACAATTCCGAGGTCGTTTAGAGATTTCTCAAAAGAATTTCCGTAGTCTGCGTTTTTAGCTAAAAATGTTTGATAGTTTTCATTGTATGCTACTTGCATGGTTTCTGCGTTGATTTTATCTGTCATGTGTTATACCTCTCTATAAGAATTTAATTGTAGGTTGTCCTTTGTAGCCTACTTCCCAGACAAACCAGCAGAAACACATAGCGCTTGACCAAGGTTTACCGTTTTCGTCTACAGGATTACCGTTTCGCATCGGTGATACTCGTTTTGAATGAACGTAAACATGTTTTAGAGGTGTATTTTCGAACATTCTCTTTCTTGTTTCAGTTTCTAAAAACTGGATTTTCAAAAACATAATCACTTGTCTGTTTGCAATAGTCAAAGATTTTTCAATAAATTCTTTTGCAAGTTTGAACGGCGGATTAGTGATGACTACGTCTACACTTTCAAAATCAGAATTCAAAAAATCTATATCTCCATAACCAAACCCCCTATATATCAAATCCGTTGAAATGATTTTTGCTTTTGGAAAGCGTTCTTCTAATACTTTTGACATGTGTCCTTGTCCACACGCTGGTTCTAAAATTGTATTAGCTTCAATAATATGGTTATCTAAAAATAATTCTGTGGCACTTTTAGGTGTAGCGTAAAAATCATGTTCTTCTCTAACTCTAGCTCCTCTTCCGCCTGTAATTGCTGAATGGTTTTTACTCATATATCACCTCTAAAAGCTCATAGCTGCATATATCAGACGCTTAGTCTGTTTGTAATGCTCTAACTTAGTATCTTTGTGCGCTCTTTTTAGTTTTACAAAAAGTTCTGTTTCATGGTCATTTGGATCGTGATACTCACGATATGATTTGATATACATCTGTGCATAGGTATCTTCGTCAAAATAATCTTTAAACGCTTCGATAACGTACGGTCTTGGCAGGGTTTTTCGACGTCTGTTATTTGTAACGCTACATCTTATTTGCTCGGCTTTTTTGCAATCTACATCTAGCTTTTTAATTTGCCTTACAATCCCATTGTCAAAAATTTTGTAAAATTGATTAATAATATCCATGCGACTCAAGTTCCTCCTCAAACCCTTTATTTACGTAGTACGACCCAATCAAAATAGCATCTGCTTCATCGTCCGTAACAGTTTTATTAAAATGTTCGAACGTTTTCGCTTTCGACTGTGCCTTCATCGATTCTTTAGAGCGATTTTTGTAGCTAAATTGCCAGTGCTTTCTCCACGTCGATACATTAACGAATACAACACTGTCAGCTATCAATCTGCCTAAAATGATTCCTGTCACAATGCCAATTTTTAGCATAGATTGCTGATTTGGACCCATAACGCTATTTTTTTCGACTACGATTGTGCTAAAGCTACAATCATATTTTTTTAATGCTCGTGACTGGATCAACCTTAATTGACTAGCCATATATCGTCCACGTTCGAAATAAGAGTCACTTTTGTGTTTTAAGACACCACTCTGGATAAGGTCTGAGCCTTTAAATAAGGCCCAACCTGTTCCAGAAGTTGAAATGTCTAGTGATAATACTAGATTGCTCATTCAAGCACCCCGCGAATGCCAAGGGTTTCAAAGATATTTCTCTTATTATCTTCGATAAACGAGAATACTTTTATGATTTCATCTGTGTCTTTCTTATGCTCTTTAGCAAAATATGATGATGTTAGATTGATTTTAGTTTTTGGTTTAGCTTCGAGCACAAGGTCGTAAGCTGTTTCGAATAACTCTCCATCTTCATCTAGTGACGGCTCATCATCAATCTTTTTAAAATCACTAATAAAATCCCATTGCATAGTCAAACCGCCAGAGATGGCAAAGATTCGGTTTACTCTATCTAAAATTAGTGCTGTTCCTGTTCCTGTAATTTTGATTTGTTCCATATTTTTCACCTTTTAAAATCCACACTCGCCCTAAAATTGTGTGTGAGCGTTGGCAAGGACGAGTGTAGCAATTCTTTATATTATCGATTTTATCGATAAGTAGACTATTCCCTTTCTCGCTCGGAAAATATAGTTACTGCAAAGGCCGAGCTTCACTTTGCAATGTTAGTTAAAAAATCATTACTCTTTGTGTTAATTGATTAGCCCTACAATATTCGCAATGGCCACAAGGTTTAGGTTTTTTTATTCCTTTTTTAACGTCATCTAAATGTTTGATGTTTTGTGCTAGGTTATCTAACTCATTTTGCATAGCATCTACATTTTGGATCCTGATGGCTCTTGTATCTGGTGGTGTCTCTTTAGTAACTGCGTAAATAATCGGTTCAAACGGTTTATTGTATTTGGCTTCTAGCATGTTTTTGTAAGCAGCCATCTGCAAGATATATCCGTAAGCCTCAAACCATCTGACACGCTCTTCGCCATTCCAAATCGTGTCGTCAATCGGCCCTTTTGTTGTTTTGATGTCTACAAAATAGCCACGTTCGACATTCAGGCAGTCGATTTTACCCTTGAATTCAACCTCGCCAAGAAATCCTGTGATTGCTGCCTCCTTTTCCCCTTGGTAGATAGCCATGAAGTTACTGTCATTTTTAAGAGCTTCAATCATCTGCTCAGCGACTAAGTAGTCCTTTTTTAATTGGCCTTTTGTTGTTCCTCGGGTCGAAATCATTTCAGAGCCATTTTGGGCTTTGAATTCTTCATGAGCTTTTTTACTCTCAAAGTAAGAGTGGACATAGTTCCCGACGAGCAACGCAGTGTTATCTCTGGTATCTGTCCAATCCCCTTGCAATTCAGCAAGCGCCCTCGTTTCGCATTCTCTAAAACGCTTGTACTGACTAATAGACCAGTACTTAATTGATGATTCATTGCTATAATAGTCCTTTCCAAGCAAATCTAACTTCGTCATGGCATTAAGTCTCCAAGATTATCAAAGAGATTACCTTCGCTAGCTTTAATTTCACCAGTTTCTTGGTCAAAATCCGGAATTTCATCTGCCGGATAAGAGGTATCTTCTAAAACCGTCTTATTTTCGTCTGTGAGCGTTTTTTCTGGCTCCGAATGTAAATCTTCAGTTACGTCTTTTAAATTGATAGGAGCATCCTTATTTTCACTCTGATGACCTATTAAGTCATCTAGGCTATTTTTTTCTTGAGGTGTGATGTCTTTTACTTGTCTGTCATTGTCATACTCGTTTTCTGTTGTTCGGTTCACAGCATCTACAAACAAATCATTGTCATCGCTCGTATTGAAGAATTGCTTAGCCGCTCGATTAATGACTGTTCGTTTTGCCATTTCTTGCGGGAAGTCATTTTGAACATTTTTGGTTTTTGCTTTTGACCATGACTTATCAATTTCTTTTTTGGTCATAACTGTCAAAATCTTTTCACTGTCTTCTTTTTCGATAATGCAATAAGCTCCGACAATTTCGTTATCTGCATTCATCCAATCGGTATCGTGACTAACAAACACTTTGCGACCATTTTCGTTTTTGATTTTAAATTCATCGCCTTTGTAAATTACTTCTGCGTAAATGTCTTTCACTTCAGGAAGTTGCTTAACAACTTTCATAGTGCCAAAGTACGAACGCGTCAACTTAACAGCGTTTCCATAAGGCACAAAGTAACATTGGTTTTTAGCAGGGCTAAGACCTTGGGTTACCATATCGAGCAGCGCATTATAAATGCTATCTTGGTCTTTATTTAACAGGTTCCCATTTTTTAAAGCATAATACGCCGAGCTAAGTGCATTGCTTACGCTGTATTTTGGTGCAATCATCAACCCATCAGAATCTTTCATTTGATTGATTCGTGTCGCAACGTTTGAAGTCACTTGTTTTTGCGTTAGTTCATTACTCATTTACTTCCTCTTTCTATGCTTTAATTGCCAGTTTTCAGCTTTCAAGCGTTTCAACTGTTTTTTAAGCTCTATGTTTTCTTCCGCTTCTTGTAAATAATCAGTCATCAACTCGCTGTATCTGCTTTGCCAATAACGAGTAGACTCGTATAACTCTTCGCTCATATTTAATCTTCCAAGATGTGCGATTTAAAAGACCATCTGCTATCAAGTCTCCGATTGACGATTAATTCAGGTTTTACATCAAATTCCATTTCGATGTATTCCATCAAGTCTTCGTCTGTATAGTCTTTAAATTCGTTGTAAGTCTGCCTTAGCGTAGGCTCTTCGCTGTCTCGTAAATAGTCAATTGTAAATATAAAAGCATCCCTAAAATTACCGTCAAACGTTACAAGTTCGCCATTAATCCTAATTTCTACCATACGAGCTACCTACGAATTTCTCTAGTCTATCTTTGATAAAGTCAAACATTTCTCGCAACTCATTGTTTTCTTTTCTTAGGTTGTTATTATTAACCATAATATCCACTATAGAACTATCTTTTTCGAAGCATTTATATTTTAAATGTTTAACATCTTCAGACAAATCAATGTTTTTAGACTTTAAGATTTCATTTTCAATTTTTAAGTCTTTAATCCTATTTTCTAATTCAGCTACTAATTTTAAATCTGGTCTATTTTCCAAAGTCAATCCTCCCT